TTTGCCGAGAGCCAATTGCATAAGCAGATTAAAGAGGGCAATACAACGGCAACCATATTTTATTTAAAAACCAAAGGCAAAAAGCGCGGATATATTGAACGTCAAGAAATCCAAATGGATGGCGCGATTGAATCAAAAATAATTGAATGGAACCCGGCAAAAGAAGAGTAAAAGAATTTTGCAACATCCAATTTTATCAAACGCTTAATTCTAAAAAGCGCATTAAAGTACACCAAGGCGGTACACGATCCGGTAAGACTTATGCCATTGTGCAGTATTTGATTTACAGAATGACAACCGCCAAAGAGCCATTGACCATTAGCATTGTTCGTAAGACATTGCCAGCGCTTAGGCGATCGGTAATGCGGGACTTTATTAATATAGCCGATAAACTCGGCATTTATTATTTAGGCGAGCATAACAAGAGCGAAAACATTTTCAAATATAATGGACATACCATTGAGTTTTTATCCACAGATGAGCCGCAAAAGATACGCGGAGCAAAGCGCAATATTTGTTTTATTAATGAGGGCAATGAGTTGCATTATGAGGATTTCCGCCAATTATCAATGCGGACAACTGACGAGATAATTATTGACTTTAACCCATCGGATCCGGTGCATTGGTTATATGAGGAAATAATCGACCGAGATGATTGTGATTTATTTATTACCACATATAAAGACAATAAGTTTTTGCCATCGGAATTGGTCAGAGAGATTGAGCGTATAAGAGAGCGCGACCCGGATTATTGGTTGGTTTATGGTGAAGGGCAAAGGGCCGTATTTAGTGATCGACAAATATTTAAGGGATGGCAATATATTCCTCTAAAAGAGTTTCCAGAGTTTGACGATACGACCATTGGCATTGACTTTGGATTTTCAAATGACGAGTGCGCCATTGTAGAAATTGGCAAAGTAAAAGACCGCATATACATCAATGAGTTGTGTTATCGCAAGGCAATGACCAACCGAGATATAGCAGAGTTTTTAAAATCCATTGGCAAAAATAACGTATTAGCATTTTGTGATTCAGCAGAGCCAAAGAGCATCGAGGAACTGCGCCAAATGGATATATGGGCCAAAGGAGCAACCAAAGGCGCGGGGTCAATTAACGCCGGTATATCGCTTTTAAAGGAGTTTGATATTATCGTAAGCAACGAATCAAAGAATATTAAAAAAGAGCAACAGACGTATTTTTGGCATCAGTTAAAAGATGAAACAATCATTAACAAACCCATTGATAAAAACAACCATTTGATGGATGCCATCAGGTACGCGGTTTATTCCCAATATCGCAATCGCAACGACTTTTTCGTTGTATAATAAACAATTTTTAATTTTGTATTTTTACACAAAATTTCATTAAGCAGATATGGCATCACTAATTGACCGGCTGAAATTCCTTGTTTCTAAAAACGCACAACAAACATCAGAGCAATATAATAGAGCCATTTATAATTGGCTTGGCGAATCGATCGTATGGAATCCGGAGAATGATGATTCATATATCACAGAGGGGTATCGTAAGAACGCCACGATTTATTCATTGGTTAATATCATAACCAAGGCAGCGACCACAATCCCATTTCAAGTTTACGAGATACAAAACCAAAACGATTACAAAAGATACAAGGCCATAACAAGCGGCACATTTGACTCTAATGTAATGCACAAAGCCGAGTTATACAAAAACCGATCATTGGTTGAGTTAGATGCAACGCCATTGCACGAGTTATTGGATAGACCAAACCCGGCGCAATCTTATGCGAGTTGGCTCACCGAACTCATTGCCTTTGGTAAATTAACCGGCAACCGATACATTTATGGTATTGGGCCTGATACTGGAATGAATGCCGGCAAATACACCGAATTATATGTTATGCCATCGCAGATAATGGAAATCGTCAGCGGTGGGATAATGCAACCGGTACAGAAATACAAAATCGAATATAACGGCACTTACGAAATAGCGGCTGAGGATATTTGCCACATAAAAGATTTTAACCCTTATTACGATGGTACTGGATCGCATTTATATGGGCAATCGCCATTGCGTGCGGGCCTTAGAATGCTCACCACAAACAACGAGGCGGTGCAGACCGGAGTAAAGTATTTACAGAATCAAACGGCGCGTGGGATATTAATGAGCGAGGAGGGCGATTTGAACGAGGTGCAAGCCCAGCAGTTAAAAGATAAATTTCGCCAACAACACCAAGGCGCAAACAATGCCGGTGATGTGATCATCACGCCCAAGAAACTCAGTTGGGTAAACTTTGGACTCAATGCCTCGGATGTATCGCTTATTGAGCAATACAACGCATCGATTAAAGACTTATGTAATATCTACAATGTGCCGGTGCAATTATTAAACAATACTGATTCATCCACATATAACAATATGAAGGAGGCCAAAAAGGCGTTGTATCAAAACGCGGTTATTCCCGAATTGGTAAAAGTGCGCGATGAATTAAACAGATGGCTAGCACCACAATACGGCCCAAATATTTGCATTGAGTTTGATTTTTCGATGATACCGGAAATGTCAGAAGATACTGACAAGGTAGTTGATCAGTTGTCAAAAGCGTGGTGGATTACACCAAATGAAAAGCGCGAGATGATGTCTTATGGTATTGATGAGGAAAACGAGCAACTCAACGATTATTTTATTCCGGCAAATTTAATCCCAATGAAGGCCGCAGAAATGGATATGGATGCCGTAGCCAATGCGCCAATTGATTTGGATGTATCAAAGTTTATGGATAAAGGGTAATAATGGCGTTTGATAAAGATAAATACCAAAGGGCGTTTGAAGGCCAATTGGATATTGTTGAGCGGCGCAATATTGCCAAAATCAAAAGATATTACCGCGAGAATTACAACAAAGGCATCGAGTCATTTTTAAGCGGCAACCAAACCGATTTCAGTTTTTTATTTCCAGTCACCGAATTGCTTGCAATGTACCGCGATTTATATGTCGATATTGGTATGCAGTTTGCCAAATGGTATCCTAAGAATTACAATCGCCTACTTAAAAAGAATTTCGATGTTGAGCAATTCCTTGACCAATGGGAGGTGCGTTTTGCGGCCTTTGGTGATGCGATTGCGGGGCAAAGGGTTACATTGGTAAGGGGAACGGCATTAAAGACATTGCAACGCATTACATTGGGGTTATTAGAGGATTCAGATTTTATGATGCTTGGCACACAACAAAAGGCAACGATATTGCGCCGACAATTCAGCACATATACACAATACCAAGCCGAGCGATTAGTGCGGACAGAATCAACATTGGCGGCTAATTTTGCGAGTGGTGTATCGGCACAAACCATTTTTGCTGGGGAGCAACTGATGAAGGAATGGATTGCATCGTTTGATGATAGGACAAGAGATACGCACGCGGAGGCCGGTGCTGGTGAGCCAATAAAAGAAAACGAGGCGTTTATGGTTGGGGGTAATATGATGATGTATCCCGGTGATCCAGCCGGAGGCGCGGCAGAGGTAATTAATTGCCGTTGCAGTATTGCGTATTTTCCATTGGCACCGGTTGCCGTACAAGGCGATTATACTGATATTGGGTTTGGCATTGGTGGCGGTTCGACCTTTGGCATTTGATAAAATCAAAAAATCTTATCTTTGAAAAAAATATATTATGAGTACAATTTTATATAAAGCATCGCCAGTTGGTGAGTTATTGGATGCCGATGAGGCCGCCGGTATTGTTAAAGGGTACGGATCGTATTTTGGCAATAAGGATTCCGATATGGATGTGATTACAAAAGGCGCATATACAAAAACCATTAAAGAGAATGGTGAGCGCGTGAAGTATTTATATCAGCACGATATGATGCAACCCATTGGCAAAATGCGCGAGTTATATGAAGATGACAAAGGATTGGTATTTGTGGCAGAGATTGCCAAAACGCAATTGGGCCGCGATGTTGTGGAGTTAATGAAATCGGGAGTTATTACCGAGAATAGTGTCGGGATTATGCCAATACAAAAACAAAACAAAAGCGACTATCGAGAAATCACCGAAGTAAAATTGTATGAGATTAGCGCCGTAACATTAGCGGCCAATGATCAAGCCAAAATATTAGATGTTAAGGGAAATATTGACTTGGATAAATTAACCAAGCGTTACGATAATCTTGCGAAATTAATCCGCAAGGGTAATATTTCTGATGATATGGGTTACGCCATTGAGGCAGAGATATTGAAACTAAAATCATTATTTGTGGAGTTCACAAAGCCATCCGATGAGGATACTTTGCCGAATGTCGAGGCAAAAAATAATGATGCCGAAATTTTAAATTATTTGTTTAATTCCATAAAAAAATAAGAAATGGAAGAAAATGTAAAAAATCAATTAGATGCCATTAGCGGTGCTATTGATTCAAAAATCGAAAAGAGCAACGCACAAGCCGTTGAACTTGCCTCACAAAAATCAGCCGAATTGGTAAAGGAGCAAGTTGGTGATGTTGTTGCCAAATTTAATGAGCGTATGGATGCAATGGAAGTTGCAAACAAAAAGCAAATGAACGCCGGTAAAAAAATGACATTCAAAAGCGCATTGCAAGAAGCCATCGAAGGTGGAGCAATCGAAGGAATGTTAAAAGGAAATAGCCGCAGCGCATCATTGGTTGTTAAAGCCGATATGACTACTGGCGCAGATTTCACCGGAGAAGTTATCCCAGCCGATCGCGTACCCGGTTACAAATATGACCCAACGCGCCCGGTACACGTTCGTCAATTGATTCCTCAAGGATCAACTGCATCTGACGTTGTTCGTTTTGTAAAAGAGAGCGGATATTCAAATGGTGCTGCGGCAACTGCTGAAGGAGTAACTCTTACTCAGTCGGATTTTGATATGACTGCAAGCGATGCTAACGTTCGCAAAATTGCGACCTATTTCCGCATCAGCGATGAGATGTTGGCCGATACGCCACAACTTACATCATATCTTTCTGCGCGTGCGCCAGAGAAATTATTGGAGGTTGAGGATACTCAAATCATCTCAGGAAGTGGATCAGGTGCAAACCTAAGTGGTATCACAACTGATGCCGCCGCGTTTGATTTGACTGGTGAATTTGCTGATGCCGTTGATTCTGCAAATGAGTTTGATGTACTTATCGCCGCTCTTAACCAATTGGCAATCGCTAATTATTCAGCCGATACAATTATGCTACACCCAACAGATTTTCACAAAATCTTGTTGTTGAAGGATAGCACCGCCGAGTATATCAAAAAAGATGTTTATCAAGGACTGCAACCACAATTCAATGGTGTGCGCGTAGTATTAAATACTGCGATCACATCCGGTACTTTCTTGGTAGGTAACTTTGCGCAAGGTACTCAACTTTGGGTGCGTGATAACGTAAATGTCGAATTCTTCAGAGAAGATGGCACTAACGTACGCGATGGGTTCGTAACGGTTCGCGTTTCTGAGCGTGTGGCTCTTACCAACTATTTGCCAAACGCTTTTGTATATGGGACATTCTCAACTGCAATCGCATCTTTGGAAACGCCATAATCATTGGCATAGTGATTTAAAGAGAGGCCTCCGGGCCTCTTTTTTTTGTGCCAAGAAAAAAATAAATTAAATTTTTTTTTGTTTTATTGTTGGTAATTAAAAAAATATTTTTAGATTTGTAGTGTAATAATCAAATAACGACAACGATATGACAACTTTAATTGAAACAAAAATTAGACTTAAAGACAACACAACCAAAACCATAATGTTACCTAAGGATGAATTATGGTATGAGGCAAATGCTTTTAGTGGGCATAAAACATCTGGTTTTAGATTAGATTATTTGCAAAATGCATTAAACAAAAGAAATATAGATTATAAATCTGCATTTTATCCATTTATTTAAATTAAACAACGGCCGCCTCGCGCGGCCTTTACCTTTTACCTATGGCACAAGACAAGAAAAAACAAGAGGCAGTAAAGCAATTGGAAAAGTTGCTTTATTATTTCCCTTATATGAGTGAGAATATTTTATTAAGGGATCAAATCATAGAAATATATAATTTATTAAGCGACCAAGATTATGCAAAAGACTAGCACCGGATTGTATATCATACGCAAGGGCAAGCGCGTTAATGTGTACACAGAAAAAGAGTTAAAAGAATTGTTTAAACCAACATTGCGCAACCGCATCGAGAGATGGTTTGACCGCAATATAAATTTGTAAATTATGTCAGCAGATTTGGAATTTTTGAATCCGTACAATCAGCCGGATTACAATTGCTTAGAGTGTGGGCGGCCCCAACATTACGATGGGTATTGTTCGAGTAATTGCGCCAATGCATCAGATGAGTAGACGAGAAATAATAAAGTTAGTTTTACAAATGTCATTTTTAATTATGGCATTGCGCCAATACTTATTGCTTGGCGATTGGTTTGGTTGTTTGTTTTTAAGTTTGATTTTACTATCTTTGGTAATATCAGAAAATTGATTGGTTAGTTATTTGTTTTTCAGAGGAGAATGGGTCAGCGCAAGCGGCCCATTTTTTTTTGCATTATCTTTATCGTATGGACATCAACATTGTTGGTTGCACCGCCGAATATAGATTTGCAGTAATGGCAATGGAGAACGGATTGCGCGTATCAATGCCGCTGGTTGATTCATCGCCTTATGATGCCATTGTAGAAACGCCCAATGGATTGCGTAAGATTCAAATAAAATCCACCAAGCAAAAGATTATCCGAAATGCCGTTTCGCTTACCATAAAGCGCACCGGTGACCCTTATTCCAAACACGACGTGGATTATTTCGCCGTTTGGGTTGATGCCTTTAAAGGCTTTTATATTATCCCAAATAATGGCACGCAACGCAAATTTAGTTTCAACATTAATGGAAAAAAATATTCAGAAAATTTCAATAACTTTGGGGTTCTTGTTTAATTCTTTGTTTTCATTGTCTTGGAAAGCGCTGCAAATTTATTGTGGCGCTTTTTTTTTATCTTTACAAAAAATAAAATTATGGCTTTGATATGTTTAACGGATTTAATTTATAAGGGCAAGAAGTACCGCGAGGGTGATGCCATTAAAGTTGATCCGGCAAAAGTTTCCGTATTTATCGCAAAGGGTTGGGCATCCAGACCGGATAGCGCCCTGAATGAAATTGAAGTAGATGCCAAGGAGGTAAAAGTAAAGCGCGAAACAAAAGAGTTTAAGGTCGAAATTAATACCAAAGACGATGAGGCAGATCAAGATTAATTCAACGTTAGGCAATGAGATATTGTCCGTTCAAGAGGTTAAGGATTATGTCCGTATTGATACAAGTGCAGACGATGCGCTTTTATTAGGCATGATTTCACAAGCGCGCATCTGGTGTGAGAATTATATCTCACGCGATATTGTCAGCAAAAACCGCACATATTATATTGACACAACGCCGAGCGGATTATTTGATTTACCATTTGGGCCGGTGAGCAGCATTGAGGAAATTACCATTGAAGGAACGGCAACAACGGCATACGAGATATTAGGATTGGACAATGAAACAATCGAATTGGATCAAGGTAGCGCCGAGCGCGTTAAGATTACATATATCACTGCGGGATTAAATGACTCATTATTAAAGCAAGCAATGTTGCAACTTATTTCTACGTATTACGACAATAGAGCCGAGTTTGTGGATGCCAATACATTGAGCGAGATACCAACCAATGTGCGCGTGATATTATCATCATATAAAACGATGTTTATTTAATGAATGCCGGCAGATTAAATACTCGCATCAGCGTAAACCGATACACAAAGGTTGCCGATGATTTTGGTGGATACAATAGCACCGAGGCAGTACTCAAGAACGTATGGTGTCATTTAAAAGAAATTAAGGGCGATGTAAGCGCAGAAAACGGAATGACCCAGCGAAGGGTCACCGCCGAGTTAATATTGCGTAAGAAGGCCGCAGATGAAATATTGATTGGCGATACGATAGCCATCGAGGGCCAAAGCGGTCAATTTAAAATCAATGACAAATACGAATCGCAATTGGATTTTTACACAACAATAACCGCGACAAAAATAGCATAATGGCCGGAGTAAATGCATCGATGAAAATCAACCAAAGGGATTTGGCGCAACTCAATAAAAAGTTGGCATATCTCAAAGGTTATGATCGTAAGCAATTAAGTAGTGAGTTGGCATATACGGCATCACAGATTGCGAGGCGAGCCATTAAAAATGTTAAAAGCGTTGCCAATGATACCGGTAATTTAAGTCAGAATATAAAATATGAGGCCAACGGCAAGACAATAGCAGTTTATGCATTTGCCAAATATGCGCCCTATGTTGAATTTGGGACTGGCAACAAAGTTGATTTATCCGATATGCGTGAGTTGGGTATACCGGAATCTTATGCGGCACAATTCAAAGGTGAAGGGTTTACCGGTCAAAAGCCGGTGTATTTCGGAAAAAAAATTGGGTGGCGAATGGTTCAGTTTCCAATTCATTTACCAGCGCGGCCGTTTTTCTTTAGTGCCGTTAGGGTGGAGTATAAAAAAATGCTTGACCGCATTATTAAAAAAATAAATACCAAATTAAAATAATGTTAGAAGCGATCCAATATATACGCAGAGCGATATTGCAACGATTAGATGGCGAGGTCATTGTTGATGGCGTTGCCGCACCGGTTTATGGGAGAGTGCCAAACGATGCGACATTTCCCCATATACGCGTTTATAGCGTATCCAATAACGAGATAGACCAAAATGCCCAATCATACAATATGGAGGTCATAACACGCATTGAATGCATTACAAGATACGCAAGTGATGATGGCGGGGAAACCGACGTTAATTTTATGGCATCAAAATGCTTGGAATTATTACGCACAAGGTCATCGGAGTATTTCGATTTAAGCGCCGTTGGTTTTAACGTTTATACAAGCGTAAACGAGGGCGTGACATATTTACAAGATGATTTAAGCGACCGCACATATTTTCGGGCCGTTATCGAATTATCCAATAGAGTGGAGCAAGTGCCGCCGAGTGGTGGGTTGCAAAGCGAACTACAAAACAATTTACAATCATAAGTTATGGCAAAAATTGCATATTCATCAAAGAGCGACAACGTTACAACCGCATTACCTGAAATAAACAAGGTAACCGCGGCCAATATGAACGAGATAAAAACAAGCGTAAACGCGGTATATGATACATTAGGAGGGTTTGCCTTTTATGAGGATGCCACAACGGCGGTAACGCCAATTGCAATCGTTGCCGATACTTGGACAGATTTAACCAATGACAAGGCCGGGAGTGGCACATTGACCACATATAAGCCGAGCTATGTAAGCGGTGATTTGTGGGATACGGCAACCAATACCATTGATTTGGATGAGTTGGCCAACGGCAAGGTGGTAATGATCCGCACCGATTTTGAATACACGCCATCGTCATCCAATCAACATATAGATGCGAGATTGTATTTTTCAGATGTGCCAAAGGAATTGCATTTTTTACACGCCGATGTTGGAAGCCAACACGAGGAGCATCATTTTGTGCATACGTCAATGTTTTATGTGGATTCAAATATCCAGACATCCGATGTTAAGATACAATTTCAATCTAATGGCGCGGGATCGGTTCAAGTAAATGGTTTTTTAATTTCTGTTTTAAGTTTCTAAAAAATGCTATCAATCACCGATTTAAAAATATACGCCATAAACGCCATCGCAATGGTAATTAATTTTGCCAATGTTGATTTAGGACTAAAGATAGTTTTAACGATTGTTGCCATTGGGTATACCATTAATAAGTGGTGGTATATGGTACAAGAAAAGCGTAAAAAGAAATGAGCCGGGAATTATCAAAGGATACAAAGTTTGCCATTAGCATTGAAACATTAGGCGCTTTGGCGGTGGCCATTGCTACATTGGTGGGGATGTATTACGCATTGCAATCCGATATTGACGAGGCAAAGCGTTTGCCACCGGCAGAAGTAAGCCGTACCGAGTATGATTTAAAGGATCAATTAATCCGCGAAACGATTATTAACATTGAGGAAAAGGTTGACGATAACGGCCTTAAATTAGATAAAATCGAGGAGCGATTATATAAAATGCAATGAGGGTTTTAATTTTCATATTGATGCTTATACCGAGCGTGGGAATAAGTCAAGTCAAGGTAATACAAGTCAATTCAACTTGGAATCGGCAAAACGACGTTAAGTTAAATTTAAAGCATTGCCAATATCAATTTGTTTTATTGGAGGATTTAAACGACAACCTAAAAAACAAAATTAAGAGTGTGCCGTTTTTATATGTCATTAAAGATGGGCATATTGTGCGCCAATACCAAGGAGGTTTGCGTATGAGGTTAAACGTAACTGAAGAAGAATTGCAAGCATATATAAATCAATTAAACAATGATCAGTAAAAACATATCATATAAAGAGGCAACCCATTCGACAACGGCAAAACGATTAGGAATTGACAACACGCCCAATGCCGAACAAATGAGTAATATGAGATATGTCGCTGAGGGCATTTTTCAGCCCATTAGAGAGCATTTTGGCGTACCGATATATATATCATCGTTTTATCGTTCGGAGGCGTTAAATAAAGCCATACGCGGTTCATCATCATCAACACATATCAAAGGCGAGGCAATGGATTTGGATGCCGATGTATTTGGGCGCATAAACAACGCCGATATATTTCATTTCATTAAAGACAATTTAGAGTTTGATCAACTTATTTGGGAGTTTGGAACGGATGACAACCCGGCGTGGGTTCACGTTAGTTTATCCAAGCGCAACAACCGCAATCAAATATTAAAAGCCATAAAAGTTAATGGCAAAACCCATTACGAGATTTATGCCGACTAAAAAGAAATTTAAAGATACCGCCGTCGGCAAGTTTATATTAAACAAAGTGCCAGATTTTGTTGGCGATGTATTACCGGATAAAGGCGTTTTGGGTATTGTAAAGAATTTAATCGATTCAGATCCCGATATGAGTGCCGAGCAAAAGGCGCAATATCATCGCGAGTTGGTTGAGTTGTATCAACTTGAGGTCGCGGATCGCGACTCGGCAAGAAAACGCGAGGTTGAGATTGCCAAGACTGGGCGATTTGATTTTATGTTTAATTTAACCGGTATTATAGGACTTGCCGCGTTTGGTTTTATATTATATGCCATTGTGTATTTGAGCATCCCGGAAAACAACAAGGAGGTATGGATTCATACCATTGGCATTATTGAGGGCATTGTGCTTTCGATATTTGGATATTTTTATGGTAGCGCAGTAAAACAAAATAAATAATGGCAAAAAAGCAATCACAATTTGTAAAAGAGGAAACGCCCAAGGTAAAGCGTAAAGGAGTACACGCCAAAACAAAATCCTCAAAGGTTAAAACAAGCAAAAAATATAAGAAGCCATATCGCGGTCAAGGGCGGTGAGGTCAAATTTTAAATTGTTATTTTTGTAGAAAATACATTCATTATGGGATCAAATTTATATTATTCAGCAGATTTTCAAAAATTAAGTTTTGGTGATAATGGTTTGCGTTATTTAGCCGCTGGCGCGACAAGCGTATCGGGTGAGAGTTTTGGCGCAATTCAAGTTGTTACTGCCGCAACGATTTCGTGCGATATTGATGCGGCTGGAGGTGATGCATCCATTACATCATTGGCATTACCCGGTGGCACAATTATATATGGCAATTTTGACGATATCAGCGTTGCAAGTGGATCGGTCATTGCTTATTTGAGATAATATGCTCGGATTAGGTTTACAGATACCACAAACTGCGGCGGTAGGTGAGATTGATCAATTGATTAATCCATTGGTTGCGCGTGCGACATATAGCGAAAATTTGCCAGAAACTTATCGTTTATTAACCGATCTAATTAGTTGCTAATATGAGTTTACTCGAGAAAGCCAAAGTAGTTACAACGCCAACCGCCTATTCAGATGGGATTTTGCATAGTGTTAAGCCGAATGTCGTATTGGGTGATGAACTTGTCGTTAATGGCACTTTTGACACAGATTCAAATTGGACTAAAGGTACTGGGTGGACAATAAGCGGAGGTACTGCAAATTGTGATGGAACGCAAACCTCAAGTACTCTATTACAACAAAATTCTGTATTTACATCTGGTAAAACTTATCAGATACAATTAGAAGTAACATCTTACACAAGTGGTATTTTAAAAGTTTCTTTACATAGTGTTTGGTCGGCTAATATTACATCTGTTGGTACTTATACTTTTTTAATAGATGCAACCATTGACTGGTTAAGAATCGACGCAAACACCGATTTTGTAGGGTCAATAGACAACGTAAGCGTAAAAGAAAAGTTAGATGCCGATTTCACATTCACAAGAAATTCATCAGCCACAAGAGTAGGAGAAGATGGGTATATTCAAGATGTGCAAATCAT